TTTACAATATGTTTCGGAAAAAATGAATAATAATAATAAAAAGAATGAAAAGAATGAAAAGAATTATTCTCATAGCACACATTGTCATCTTCCAATTATGGATTATGAAACTTACGAAACAAAATTTATGATTTCAAAAACCTATAATAACTAATTTTATCAATAAAATTAAAAACTATATAAATAACTTTATTGATATAGTTCATAGATGGAGACCACTGCCCCTCAAATTATCCCTAATAATTTTCGTTCCCTTGTAAAAGATTTTGTAAACGATCTTATAACGGTTTTCCCTGAATATGATTTTTATTTGATAAAATGGGGAGCGCCAGACATTAGTGATGTAGAGTTGAAAACATTATTAGACCATTGCGAGCAAGTGTATCCCGAGCGTTTTTTTGATATTTTATACAAAAACGAAGAGATCTTTCAAGAAAATAGCGATATAAATACTCATTTTTTACCTCGAATGAATTTTCAATTGCTATTTAATTGCGAAGGAGTATCGGATAATTCGAAAGAGAGCATGTGGAAATATCTACAGTTGATGCTGTTTACTGTAGTTGGAAATATTGATGAAAAAAAAAGTTTTGGCGATACAATGAATATATTTGAAGGAATAGAAGAAGGAATGTTGCAAGATAAGTTGGAAGAAACTATGAAAGGAATAACTGAATCAATTGAAAAAATGAGTTCTAGCGTAAATGGATTTGTCGATCAAATGGATGAAGTTCGCAAAGAGAGCGAATTGAATGTGGATGGAAGTAATAATGAAGTGCCCCCGTCAAACATCGACGAAGATATGAAAAATGTGTTCGGTAATTTACCGAATATGTCAGGAATGCCAAATCTGGAAGGATTACATAACAATTTGAAAAAGCTATTTGATGGTAAAATTGGAAAATTAGCAAAAGATTTGGCGGAAGAAGTTGCTGAGGAATTCAAGGATAGTTTAGGTGATTTAGATAATGCAAATCCTCAAGATGTTATTAAAAATTTGATGGGCAATCCAAATAAGTTGAAAGGTATTATGAAAACAGTGAGCAGTCGCTTAGATGATAAAATGAAATCTGGTGAAATTTCACGAGAGGACATAATGAAAGAAGCAGGTGATTTTTTAAATGAGATTAAAAAGACAAGTGGAGACGCTGGTGTAAATGAGATGTTGAAAAATGTAATGAAAAATATGGGCGGTATAGGTAAAAACGCGAAAATTAATAAGGGTGCGTTAAATAGAGTAATGAAACAATCTGAGACCAAAGAAAAAATACTAAAAAAGGCCCAGGAACGTAAAAACGCAATATTGAAAAAAAAGGAGGAGGAAAAACAAAAGGTATTTGAACGTATCCGCGAACAAAATCGGTTGAAGCAACAGTTTTCTCTGGAACAAGGGATGGGAGAAGATAATTATGTATATAAAGTAGACGGAGAAGATAGTCAAGAAAAGTCGTTCGTGCATCCGGATATTTTGAAAGAAATGCAAGAACAAGACGCGAATGATAAAATACCGAACAGTGAAAATAAAAAAAAGAAGAAAAAGAAGAAAAAGAACACGTAAATAGTGTGAACAATCTATATGTATTATTTAGGACACTGATAATACATATAGGACAGTAATCAAATAATTTTTATACAATATTTATATGTTTGAATATTGTATAAAATGAACATATTCAAACATATAAACGTAAAAATATTTATACTTAGTTTGTTAATGGGATTGTTTGCAGTATATTTATTTATGCCTGATATGCGGATTATAAAAGTGTATCCCACACCAGATAATGTATCAATGCTTCAATACAAGGATCAAGCAGATACTTGTTTTTCGTTGAAACAAGATCAAGTGGAGTGTCCCGAAAATGAAAATGAGATTACCAAGATACCTGCACAATCATAAGTAATAAAATGAGTTATAATTTTTATACCATATTAGTATATATATATGAATTTTAAACGATTATTTTATTCAGAAATAGGGAAAAATATGATTTCTATTGTTTTAGGATTAGGTTTAGCCAGTTTATTTCGAAAAGTATGCAATGATAAAAATTGCATAAGATTCAATGGACCCGTTATTACAGATATTGAAGATAAAACGTTCAAACACGGAGATAAATGTTATAAATATTCAACCCAATCAGATAAATGTGATACGGCCAAAAAAATTGTGCCGATAATGACTCGCGCTGAAGAAGAGAATATGAAGTAATGTATTTAGTATATTCGTTAAACTATACAATCAAACATATTTGATAATTGTATAGTTTGAAATGGAAAACGGAATGACAAAAATAGCGGAATTGCCAATGAATGGAGGCGGAGGTGGAAATCAACAACAACACCAAGAAATGCAAAGTCTACCAACCGTCAGTGTATCCGAAATGAAGCGAAAAAACGACAGTAATGTACAAACAAATTATGCAGCTATTAATATGCATCCCAACCCATATGGTATTCCTGAACAAAATAATGTTATGCAAAATCCGGAAAATCAACGAATGGAAAAGCAAAATATACAAATGGAAATGTTTCAAAACAATGATCAACAAGTCGGCACTGGGTTGCCCGAAGAATATCGCAACCAGATAGAATCGATGCCGTCGCAGAGATTGCCTTCGCGCGATATACCGATGAATAGCAACCATTTAGAAATGGATGAAGAAGTGCAGCCAAATTACATACCCAGGCCTAGTAAAAAAGATGATTATGTACGAAACCGATCGAATGAATTTGAGAATGAGTTATATGAATACGAACAACAAAAATACCGCGAAAGTCAACTGGATGATTTATTAGATGATGTTCAAATACCCGTGTTTATTGGTCTTTTATTTTTTATATTTCAACTACCAATAGTGAATACAATGATATTTAAAAAATTTTCCTTCCTATCTATTTACAATGAAGATGGTAATTTTAATGTTTATGGGCTTATCTTAAAAAGTTCTCTTTTCGGTAGCTTTTATATGTTTTCTAAAAAAATAATTTCATTCATTAGTTCCATTTAAGTAGATGAGAAAATATTCATTAATCTATTTTTTATTGTTTTTGATTTTATACTTTTAATAATCGTTGGTTTTCGTTTTGTATAACGATTTCGTTTGGTTTTATTTTTCGTAGGTGTATATTTCAAAAACCACATTTCATATTCTTTTATGTTATCTTGAATGTTTATTTTATTAAATTCATTGTATTTGGCTGCTTTTTTAGAACGAATATCTTCCAATGTGTCTTGCTTACCATAACAATTAATCGTAAAACGTTTCAAAATGCCCGTATTTCTAAGTCGATTTTTTTCGATAATTGAGAAAAGAAATTTTGAAATACATAATAATTTGTCATTCTTAAAATACGAATTATTTACGTATAAAAACGCCAAATAGAATGATAAAATGGTTTCTATACTAGCCACATTGACAGTTTTCCCCTCGATTTCTAATTTATTATAACTATGACAAGCAATTGATTCATAAATAAATACCAAGCTTTTATTATTCACTTTGATTTCGTAATGTTTGGGAACAATTTCTCCGATTGCTTTGTGAAAAATCATTTTTACGTTTGTATATCCGTTTTCGTTTAACGTTTCTACTAAATTGTTTGCACATTCATCTGAGTTTTCAATTAAAACGTCATAGTCAGCGATTTCTTTAATCAAATTCTTTTCATTCGTTGGCATATAACGAGCATATAGATAACTAGAATAACCTCCAAAGAAAATAACTCCTTTATCAATTAATTTATTTCTAATTAAATTGTTCAATCTACTGGTTGGCGTTTCTCCTTTTAATGAATAATCTATTTTATTACAATTTTTAGTTTTGATAGGATGATGTTTATTTAATATTTGAAGTCGTTTCCAAACCTTTTCCCATCTAGAAACATCTCCATCGGGACGCGATAGTTCCAGATACATAGACATTCTCAAAAAATCTGGCGGTGCATAATGTATATTGTCTATTTTGATACTTTGTTTATGAATATTTTTGTATATCTCACTGTGTAAAAAGGTTATATCTGCGACTGGGATATAATTGACAAATACTTTGAAGGTCCCTTGATGGATACCCGATTTAGCTTCAACGTCTTTGTAGCCGTTTTCATAATATATATCAGCCAATTCTTTGGCGTGTCGAATCGGATCGTGCGAAAAAAAATCGTAATCCGGGATTTGAATATCTCTTTTATAAAAGCGTGCGTGTTTAGGTAGTATATTATTAATCGCGGTTCCTCCGTAGCAAATTAACTTTTTATTTCTCAAAAAGTCTTCAACGATTTCTAACATTTGTTTGACATCTTCATTATTCACTTTTGCAATGCCTTGTTTTTTTTCAGTATTATCGACAGCTTGTCTAAGAATAGTCAATTCACACTCTTCAAATGTCATTTTTTTTGTACATAATTTATTGTTAAAATTATGATTTTTTTTCATGATTAATAATTATGATAATAAATATATATTAATCCACTATTTTAATCTATGCAAATAATTTATTTTCGCGCCTCTTTTTTCTCTCTTTCAAAATATGGTATTGCGGCAGCTAAAGGAACTATGCCTCCGCGGTTGTCATTGAAAAATATTTGACAATCTTCTAAATTTTTATCATTTAAATGATATCGATAACCCACCATTTGAGCGCCTTGATTCAATACCATCTTCCCCATTGATGGGTTGTTTGTAATATTTTCAAAAGGTAATACTAATTTACAACGATTGCTAGTTGTAGAAATATTATCATCTTTGATTAATACCGGAGAAGTGGTTCCATTTTCGATATCGACTAGACTCATTAAATTGATAGTTTGGCTCCCACTTTCTACGTTTGTATAATTCGATAAATCGTAGCACTTTGTTTCTGCGTGATTACATTTCGCATAATTTTTATAATCACGATGAATCGTTTTATCAACAACAATTATGATTTTCCCTAACAATTGGGACATTTTTGTATCCCGATCAACTTGAGCGTCATATAGTCTCGGTTTCAATATAGTTTCTATTAATTTAGCCACCGCAGAATAACACCCCGAATCTTTAGATTTAATACGCAAATGCAGAAA